TTTTACCGCAGGAACGCCACCGTCCTCGGTCAGCGCACCGGGAATATCCCAAGGCAACAGTTCGGCGGTTTCATATCCCCGCGCTGGTGACAGGTAAGTGACTCGCAATTGATTGACCAGATCGGATCCGGGAACCATATCCGGGAACTCGAAACCGTCACCCATTAGGTAGGTTATTGTCTCTGTTGGTTCGCGGTAAACGCCCGCTGCGTAGCCCAGCTTTCCGCCGACCCTGATAAAGTCAGCAGCGCCGCTAATCATCATGGGGTTTAGCTGGTCCTCAATCTCGCCTTCGTTGAACACAAGCGTTCCAGCGCAGACATAGCGAGCCTCACTGCCGCCTGACTTTAGCGCAACCGTTTCATCGCAAGCGTCAGGCCCGTCTTGGTTGAATGAATCGTGTATTTGCGCCTCTTGATAAGCCCTGATCGGATTGTTCCGCAGCGCATCACGCACACAAAGCGCGTGGTTCTCTGACCAGTCAGTAACACCAGTGCGAGGGTCAAATGCCAGTGACCACTTGCCCTCAACTTCGACTAATGGCGGCGTTGAAGGCCACCGCTCCTGCCTATCGCCTTGCGGTCCAGCTTCCAGCTTGAGCCAGATCATTGTCCGGCCCTTCCAAGCGTCCGTCGATTTCCAAAGATGCTCGGCTGTACCTTCAACATAAGCTGCATCTGTAATGAAATGGCTGGGCGGCACAGTGTGATCGCCCCTGCTCGCCCATACTGTGACGTAACCGGCGAAAGGTGCCTCTGTTGCTGTCGCGCCAACCCCGTTTAGGTCGAATGCGTCACCCGTTAGCACGACTTCGCGCTTGTCTAGGTAGAGCGTGAACGTGGACAAGTCCGATGGTCGTGAGTTAAGTATCCACGCCCCGAATATAGCCCCACCCTTAACCGGCGTGCCTGCGGGCGTGCCTGTCGCCCTGCACTCGCCATAAACAAACCGATAGGGCGGTGCAGTTGTTGGTTGCGCTAGATCGCGCCCAACGTCCTCCGCCTTCTTGTTTGACAGTGCAGAGATTGCGCTGTTGATCAGAAACGACACGCCGAATTGCACAAGGCTAGATGCGATAGATGCCGCTGCTGCTGCGCTAAAACCCAAGGCAACCGCTGCCGAAGTAATGCCCGCCGTAATTGACGCGAATATTGGGGCTAGAAACGCCATGTCCACGCCCCCACCACTTTAGCTTTTGTTATGATCATTCCGGCCTCTGTCTTGCTGGCGAACTCGCCGGGGGTAATACAAAGAGCCAAAGCCGCCCCGAATGCGTCCGCGCTCTCTATCAAGGCCAAATCGCCTGCTTGCGGGCTTTCTGTCTTGGGTAAATCAAACGTCGCCTCGCACCATTTCAGGTATCCGCCTGCACGCTTGAGTATCCGAGCCGCGCCAAGGGTGGTGTTGTAGCTGTCCGCGCATCGCTCTAGCGGGTCGATGCCATGCAAGTGATGGAACGCCACGCAGGCGACAGAACAATCGCGCCTTAGCCCCCACTTGAAGGGCTTGCACATCGCATAAAGCGCAGCGCCCAAAGGGCCATCTATTCCGGCCATTGTTGCGGGTTGTATTTCAGCTTATTGGCGTTTTGGACGTGCCGACCTGCCGTGTCGCCGGGGTACTTGGCAAGCTGGTCCTCGTAGCTGTGCGTTATGGACGCCGATGCACGCGCGCTAGGGCCAACACCCAAGCCCATCACCATGTCATGCGCCAAGCCACCGTCAGAGCGCGACAGTGACCCAGTACGGCTGTCAAAGTACCCTGTGAATAGTTGCACCGGCTCAGTCTTTAGAGTGCTTCCACCGGGTTCAGTTGTAGTCGAAAACCATACGGTAACAGTGCGGTTTCGGATAATCTTGCCGCGTTCCGCAAGCATATCCTCGACCGTTGCGGCGACGCGCACACTTGCCTCAGACGTTGCCAGCCCGCCCGATTCCTCTGGCGCTTGGAATTGCACCAGTTTGCCCGCGCCGTTCCATGTATTCCCGCCCCATGATAAAGCGCCGACACCCGAATGAATGCGGATTTCCTCACCCGGCCAATCGGCATAAGTCAGCAATACAGGGCAAAAATGGCCCATCAGATCGGCCAGAAGCGCAGCCGATGCCCCGCGCGTCAAGCCCATGGGTCAACCTCCGTCCAGCCGTCAGAATATTCGTCCTCGAACACCTCCCGCATGTCCCATTGAAAGCCGAATGTGCCAGTTGCGCCCTGTACAGAACGTGGAACCCCAAGCGCCTCAAACACGATGTTTTCCTTGTCGCCAATGCTCACTAGGTCTGTGAAAGTGAATGGCGTGGCTTTGTCAGTGCGGATTACCGCAACGCCGCTTGCGTCCGACCTTGTGACGGTCAGGGCATAAGCACTTTCCACGCTGCTTGGCCCAGTAACGCTGATCAATTCAGATGGGCGGGCGACAATGGTAGAGGGTGGCAAACCACTGACGGTTAAGCTGTTCCACCCGCCATCTGTGGAAGGCACGCATGTCAGTGGATAGGCGCTATCATCCCAAAGCAATTCAACGCCGCCGACAGACCAAAGCAATTCAACGCCTTCGCTGGTCCATTCCAGCGCCTTGTTGCGCAGATCAAGGCCAAGGCGGGATAGGTGCCAGAGTGATGAACACGCCTGCACGCGCACAAGGTTAGGCTTTCCAGCCCACATCCGGTTGAGCATCCGCACGTAGCCTGCGCCCGCCAGTTCTTTGCCGATGCCTGTCACGTTAGCCGTAGCCACGCGCCGCGCCCGTTGTGCTGATGATGTGCGCGCCCTGCCTTCGATTAAACCAACTGATCGTGATTGAGGGTATACCTCCGCCAACTCCCACCCCGTAAGATCGAACGGTGGCCATGCGATTACGTCCGTCATGGCGACCACCCCGATTTACTATTGCGGAAAGATGCCTTGGCACCCTTGACCGATTGAGCGGCAATGCCGGGGGCCGCACGTTGAACAACACCGCCGCTGATCTGCTCGACCTTGGCCTGCCAGTTGCCGTCTTGATCCACGTAAACGCGCACGTCCATTTGACCGCCACCGCTTTGGCTATCGGCCATGCGCTTTGAGATATCGTTCGGGATAATCTGCGTGCCTTTCGGCAGGTTCATAATTTCACCGCCGCGTTCGTTCACAGATGTAAGCCCGCCGCGCCAGTTTGAAGTGCCGTTTGCGTTCGCCCCGATTAGCCCGGTTGCCAATCCGCCTAGCAAGCCACCGAAGCCGCCGCTTGTTTTCCCGCTGCCCGCGAACATACCCTCCCCGAATAGAAGGTATTCCAGTGCCGCCCGTTTGATGCTGTTCTTGAACTGGTCCATTGCATCAGCGCCGCCCATAGCCGCGTCGATCACGCTGTCCTTCCATTCGCCTTGTATCTTTTCCATTGCGGCGATCTGGTCACGCGCTTGGTCATACTGGTCAGCCAGCTTACCCACATTGGCGGCTTCGGCGTCTATCTTTTCGGTAAGTTCTTCGGTGATGGCGATGCCGCGTTTCTTGGCCTCGTCCAGCAGCTTGAATTTTACCGTGAGCGCCGCGACCTCACCTTTAGACTTGCCAAGCATTTCAATCTGGCGTTGCATGTTTTGCAGTTCACTTTCTGCAATTGCGAACAGTGGTTCTTGCGCGCGACTTTTGCTCTTACTGCCGCCGCCCCCACGCGCCCCTTTAACTTTAGGCAACGGCACGCCAGCCGAACCACCGGGTTGATACGCCAGTTGTGCACCAGGTACATTGCGCTGGATATCAGCCGCGCTTCCGCCAAATTTTGAGGGATCGCCACCGCGCCCGCGTCCCGCGCCGTTTGCAATGGCTGCATTGGCTACCAATTGGCGGGCCAAGCTTAATGCTATACCAAAGTTTTCCGCAAGCTTACGCGCTTCGTCAACCGCCGGTGAAATGCCCGCCGCAAGATCGACTGCCGCAATGCCTTCTGCTGCTTTTTCTCCGTCCTCAAGACGCGCAGCCATTTCGCGGGCAAGAGCCTCTGCTTGCGTGACCCCATCAACAACGTCTTGTGATACAACGTCACCAGTCTCGACCAGTA